ATGGGAGCAGAGATCATTGGAGCAACGGCGGCGGCCATCGCGGCAATCATTGGGGCGTTCGTGAGCCTGCTGGGCGTGACGAGGGGATGGAAGGAGCAGGAGCGGCAGGCGCGCAAGGGTGAGATCGAACGGCTGGAGAAGGCACTGGAAACTCGCGATTCGTGGATTGAAGATTTGCGAACGTCGCTTGAGGAGTTGGAGCGAGTCTACCGACGGGAGCGCTCGGCGTGGCGCAAGGAGCGGGCGGAATTACAGACGGAGGTTGATGCGCTGCGCGGGGAGTTGGAGGCTATGAGGCGGACGGTGGACAGTGGACGGTAGAGGGTGGAAGAGGAGGTCGGGATGAGTGAGTGGGACGCGATTCACGAGCGAATCGAGAGGGAGCGGCGGGCGGGGCTGCCGGAGGCGGAGCGGGTGCGCGATTTCCGGGAGTATGCACGGGGGCGGCAGCGCGGGACGCTGACGCTGGGGCAGCAGCGAATTCTGCGGGGCGTGCTGGGTCATCCTTTCTGCGAAAACGTGTGCCGCCGGGTGCTGGGGGAGGTGCGGAACCGCTTGCGGTTGGCGAGGTTCGAGGTGGCAGGGGGTGGGGGCGGGGCCGAGGCGGTGACGGCGTTCCTCGAAAAGGTGTGGACGCTGAATCGGCTGCCCGCGCTCGCTTCGGCGGTGCATTGGGCGATGTTACGCGACGGGAATCACGCGGTCGGGCTGGGGTGGCTTACCGAGGGCAACAGGGGGCGCGTGGCGCTGACGCGGGAGCGATGGTGGAACGGGAAGAGTGGAATATTCGTGGGGTACGACGACCACGCGCGGCCCACCTACGCGGTGAAGGAGTGGCAGAGAGGCGATGGACAGGCGCGGCGGACGGTGTGGTGGCCGGAGCGCATCGAGCGGTACGTGCTGGGCGACGGGGGCTGGGAGCCGTTCACGCTGGCGTCGGACGAGGGGCGATGGCCGCAGCCCTGGGTGGATGGAGCGGGGCAGGCGCTGGGGATTCCGGTGGTGCATTTCGCTAATGTGCAGGCTCCTAACGATGGGCCGGGAGATGATGGAGCAGGCGAGCCGGACCCCCTATATGGGATGAGCGAGTTGGATGGTGGAATTCTGGGGTTGCAGGATGAGATTAATGACCTCCACCGCGACATCACGGCGGCGGCGCGGTTCGCGGGATATCAGATGCTCTACGCAACGGGGGTGATGGAGCAGGTTGACGAGGAAGGGAGGGTGATTCCGTATCAGGTGGAGCCGGGGGCGATGCTTACAGATTCGAGTTCGGAGGCGCGGTTTGGGGTGCTTCCGGCGGGGAGTCTGGCGGAGTTGAAGACGGCGCTCGACATTAAGTTGCAGGCGGTGGCGCGGATGGCGGGGGTGCCGATGCACCTGATTTCGGGGGATTGGCCGAGCGGGGAGGCGCTGCTACGGGCAGAGATTCCGTTGATTGATAAGGTGGAGACGCTGGGCGCGGTGGTTGGCCCGGCGTGGGCGTCGGTGGCGCACAAGGCTACGCGGCTGGAGAACGTGTTCGGGGGGTCGGGGCTGGACGAGGCGCTGCTCATCGCAGCGGCCTTTGCACCTGTCGCGCGGCGAGACCCGTTGACGCTGGCGCTGGTGGCGGAACGGATGGCTCCTTTCGTGTCGCGCCGGGAGCGGCTACGCATTCTGGGCTATGGAACGAAGGAGCAGGAGCGGATATTGGCGGAGATGGAAGGAGATGCGGGATATGAGATGCGGGATGCGGGATAACGGCGGGTGACGGGTGGCAAGAGGAGGTGAGGCAAATGGGGCATATACAAGGAGGAACCGCCCAGCGACTTCTGCCACCTTCGGGGGTTCAGGGGAGGGGGATAAGGCACTCGTCGCGGCGGTTCCTGTGAACAGTATAGCAGGTGAGTCGCTATTTTGTAAAGGGGTATTTTCCAAGTGAGTAGATTGGCGAGTAGTAGGGGTTGAGGAAGTCGGAATTGTTTAGTAGGAGGTGAAGCGCATGGACGAGATAGGGGAGGGTGGCGAGCCGGAGCAGGGCACTCAGATGTTCAGCGAGGAGGAGGTGGCGCAACGGGTGAGCGAGGCGCGGGAGGAGGCGCGGCGGAGCGTGCTGGCAGAGACGGAGGAGGTCCAAGCGCAGGCAACGCGGCACGCTCAGGAGTTGGCGGAGGCGAGGCCACTCGCAGAGGCGGCGGGCCACTACCGGAGGTTGTTGAACGAGACGATTGACGAGGAGGTGGGACGCTGGCCGGATGAGGTGCGGGCGCTGGACCCAGGGCTGGAGCGGCTGGAGGAGCGGCTGGCCTGGATGGTGAGCGCGAGGGCGCTGGCCGAGCGGCTGACGGCACGACCCAGAGCGGCGGAGACGGAGGCGGGCGCGGGGAATCGTCCCGGAGCGCAGTCCATTGAGGGAAAGGAGGGGGAGCAGAGAAGGCCGTATCGGTTCCAGAACGCGGGGGACGTTACGTGGTGAGATGTGGGGTATGAGATATGGGATACGGGATACGGGATAACGACGGGTAGGTAGGAGTAAGTTTATCGGTTTGTGTGAATCAGGAAAGGAGATGGGCAGATGGCAGCAGTGACGCGGGTGAAGGCACGGCCTTGTACGCCAGTCGGGTACGAGGTGGTGGACAAGGGGAAGCTCGTGGAGGACGTGAGCGCGGGCGATCTGTTGACGTTGAGCGCGGCGGGTTGGCGGAAGGCCGTAGGAGGGACGGTGGAGGCGCATGGAATTGCGTTGCAGAACGGCTACACGGGGCAGTCGGGGTTCAGCGTGGGGATTCAGGGAGAGATGGATGGGTTCGCGGGGATGACGCCGGGAACGGCGCTCTTTCCCAGCGCGACGGTGGCAGGCGGGCTGGATACGACCCAGCCCAGTGGGGCGGTGGCGCGCGTGCGTGCGGTGACGGCGGCGCGGGTCCGATACAACTTCGTTTGACAACCGACGAAGGACGACCGACGACCGCCAACGTCAAGGTGCAGGGTTATTCGTGAAGCGAGCATTGATACAGGCAAAAGGAGATAAGAAATGCCTTTCGGGTATTTGGACACGCAGTACATTGATTTTCCGGCGGGGTTGGACGCGGCGTATCTGAGCAGCCTGCGGACGCGGGCGGGGGTAGAGTTCCCGCGCGTGCTGCGGGAGATTGACAGCCGCTTGGCGGCGCTGAACCGGACACTGGACCCGCTGGTGGCGAGCCTCATTACGGCGACGACGGAGGCGCTGGTGGATTCGAGCGGCGCTCCGGCGCTGGAGGTGGACGAGCGTGGGGAGTACACGCTGGCGCGCCCGCAGTTGGTGGACGGGGCGGCGCACATGCTGCCGATTCGCGGGTACGATGTGTCGCTGGGGTTCACGGAGGATGGGCTTGAAGGGATGAGCCTGCACCGCATCCTGTTGAACGTGGATAGCCTACTGGCGGGGTTCAGGCGGCTGTACCGCCGCCAGGCGCTGAAGCGGCTGTTCTCAAACGCGGAGGTGCGGGTGGCCCCCACGACGACGGATACGTCGCCCGGCTTCGTGGGGAGCGGGACGGGGGAGAACGTCTTCTCGCGCCCGTTCCCGGATGGGCAGGCACTGCCCAACGGGTATACACACTACCTGTTCGCCAACACGTCGAACGCGGGCGAGCTGGCGACGGTGCTCCTGGCGGGGCGGGACCAACTGCGGCGGTGGCATGCGGGGCCTTACGACCTGATTGCGCCGTCGGGAATGCTGCCGCTGGTGGAGGCGATTGCGGGGGATGGCCCGTCGGATAGCTTCGTGTCGGCGGGGTCGGCGCTGGTGCGCCCGGCACTGGGCGAGGCGGAGGCGCGGGTGGACGCGACGGCTTACGTGGGGGTGCTCTTCGGGGATGTCCGCGTGCAGATTGGAATCGAGGACACGCAGTCGCCGAACTTGGCGCTCTTCAAGAGCTACGGGCCGCTGGACCCGCGCAACCCGCTCGCGTGGCGCTACGACGAGAAGAAAGGGCGGAGCGCTGTGCTGCGCTACCGCTCACTCTATCCGCTGGATCAGGCGGTGGTGAAGCAGGATTTCGGCATCGGGGTGAATGACCGGACGGGGGCGGTGCTCATCCGCGCGGCGAACGGCGCGGCAGCCTACGTGTCACCGACCGACCTGTAGGAACAGTAGACGGAGGACGGTAGACGAAGGACGGTGGACGACTAGGAAAGGGGGCAGAGTGGCGCTTGCTGCCACTCTGCCCCCAGGAGAGGAGGTTGGGGTATGGCGGCAACGTTTGACTGGGGGTTGGGGAGGGCGCTGGACCGGCTGCGGTTCGCGGTAGGGGACACAGAGGTGGCGGAGGCGCTGCTGCCGGACGAGAGTTACGAGGCGGCGCTGGCAATGTATGACGGGGATGAACGGCGGGCGACGCTGGTGCTGGCGGAGGGTCTCATCGCGCGGTACGCGCGGGAGCCGGAGAAGGTGGTCGTGGAGGATAGCCGCGTGGAGGTGTCGTGGAAGGAGCGGCTGGCGGGCTGGACGGCGCTGGTGGCGCGGCTGCGGGCGGAGTTGAGTGGGTCGCATGGAGGCACGCGCAGGCCGGAGCGAAGGGACGAGAGGAAGGCTGGCGCGGAGTATCGCGCCGAGGGGAGGGCTGAATCGTGGGGCTGGTGAGCAGCGCGACGGTGGCGCGGGCGCTTGGGAACCGACTTGTGCAGGCAGTGGCGGCAGCAGGGATGGCGGACACGGCGAAGATTGTGCGCCCGACGCTGGTCTCGGACGGGATGGGTGGGCAGGTCGAGAGCGAGGTCGTAGTGGCGACGGTTCCGTGCGCGGTGGGGCCGATGCAGGCGACGCCTGTGGAGTCAACGTGGGCAGAGCAGGTGCAGGCGCGGGCGGTGTACGCGATTGCGGTGCCCTTGGGGACGGTGGCAGAGCCGAGGGATCGGCTGGTAGTGAATGGGACGATGGTATACGAGGTGGTGACGATGGTTCACCGGACGTGGCGCGTCGTGGAGCGGGTGATTTGTGTGAGGATGGACGAGTGAAGATAGAAGGTTGAGGAGGACGGCTAAGGAGAGGAGGGCCTAATGGAGGTGAAGGTAACGAGTTGGCTGGAAGGATTGGCGGGAGTGATCAGGGAGCAGGCGGCGCAGGTGGTGAGAAAGACAGCGGAGGAAATCGCGGCAGAGGCGCGGGCGAGCATGAGGGGGCCGAAGAGTGGGCGCTTGTACGGGGGGCACCGGGCGAGCGCGCCGGGTGAGGCCCCGGCCATCATGACGGGGGAACTGGTGACGAGTGTACAGGCAGAGATGGTTGGCGAGCAGGAGGCGATGGTCGGCGCGGACACGGAGTACGCGGCGATGCTGGAGTATGGAACTACAGAGATGGCCGCGCGGCCCTTTCTGACACCCGCGGCGGAGAAGGCGCGGCCACTCTTTATAGGGGCGATGGGGCGGCTGTTGGGGAATGCGGAGGTGGGAAGTCGGAATGCGGAGTAGACGGCCTGCCGCCACGAGAGGAGGTGAATGGTGAGCGAGGGGGTGATTGCGGAGCAGTGGTTGGTGGGGGTGTTGCGAGGTGATGCCGGTGTAGCGGCGTTGGTGGGGGAGCGCGTCTACAGCGAGTTGGCCCCACAGGGCGCAGCGATGCCCTACGTGACGATTCAGAACCATGCGAGCGTGGACGTGCTGGGGGTAGGGTCGCGGCGCATCATGAGCGAGTTGGTGTACGTGGTGCGCGCGGTGGGGCGCGGAGCCTCCTACGCGGGGCTGGCACCGATTGCGGACGCGATTGACCGGGCGCTTCACCTGGCGAGGGGCGAGACGCAGGAGGGGTGGGTGTTGGGCTGCCGCCGTGAGCAGCCGTTCCGCAGGCCGGAGGTGACGAGCGGGGTGCAGTACAGGCACTTGGGAGGACTGTACAGGTTGTGGGTGCAGGAGAAGGATGAGGGATGAGGGATGAGGAATGGCAAACGGCAAGGACGGAGTTTGAGAGTCAAGGGGTGACATAGAGAAAGGGAGGTTGAGAGATGGCGGATCGAGCGAGCGTGTTTGAGGGTGTTCAGTTGGGGGTGGAGGCGACGCCTGGGACGGTGGTCGCGGCGAACCGGAAGCTGGCGGCGTTGCGAATCGAGCCGGAGGTGCGCGCGGAGGTACGCACGTTCCGGCCCCTAGGGAACAAGTTCGCGACGGTGGCCGCGCCGAGCAAGGAGTGGACGGAGGCGAAGCTGAGTGGCCCGGTGACGTACACGGAGATTGTCTACCTGTTGAGCAGCGTGCTGGGCGGGACGACGCCTGTCTCGCCAGTGGAAGCACCGAACGTCTACCGTTGGCTGTTCCAGCCGGACTCGGATGATGTGGACATCCCGAAAACCTATACGGTTGAGCAGGGGTCGGCACTAGGCGCGCATCGCTTCTCGTATGGCCTCGTGACGGGCCTAGGGATGCGCGTGAGCCGCGACGAGATGTCCCTGTCGGGGACGATGATGGCCCGCCCGCTTCAGGAGGGGGTGGCGATGACGGCGACGACCACCGCCGTGCGGCTGGAGCCTGTCATCCCGAATCAGGTATCAGTGTATCTGGCGGATAGTGTTGGCGGGCTGGAATTGGCCTCGCCATTGGCGCGGGCGCTCCGCGCGGAGTGGCGGATTCGAGGACGATTCGGGCCAATCTGGGCGCTGAACCGAAGCAGTGCGTCGTGGGCCGGGCACATCGAGCGGGAGCCTGAAGCAACGGCGGCGCTGCTGTTGGAGGCGGACGCGGTAGGGATGGCGCTGCTGTCGGCGATGCGCGCGGGCACGACGAAGTTCATGCGAATCGAGGCGATTGGCCGCGAGATCCAACCTGGGCACCTGCACGAGATAACAATAGACCTGGCGCTGAAAGTCACGAACGTGGGCGAGTTCCGGGACGAAGATGGGCTTTTCGCTATCGAGTGGGAATTTGCGGTGATCCACGATACCGCGTGGGGCCGAGCGATGAATGTATGGGTGCAGAACGGGGTTGGGTTGCTGTAACGAATGCGGAATGCGGAATGCGGAACGCAGAAGGAATGGCAACGAACAGAAAGGTGAAAGGCTGTGGCGATTACATTGATGCAGCTCAGGGCAAGCGAGCGGCGAATCGAGGTGGAGTACGCCGGGGAGCAGGTGGGAATCGTCTACTGCCCTGGCTCGGTCACGCCCGAACTCGTGGCGCAGGTGGCGGCGCGGGAGGGTGAACCGGGCAGTGAGGTCGAGACTATATTGATGGCGCTGGAGCAGTCCGTCATCGAGTGGGAGGTGCTTGACGAGCAGGACGTGAAGCTGCCGCCGACGCCGGAGGTGATGCGGCGGCTTCCAATTCCGTTCCTAGCGACGGTCTTCTTCGGGATTCTGGGAGATATGAAAGTGGGGGAAGCGAGCGGCGGGACCTCCGGCGATGGCTTGCGACAGAGGGCGCGCTAGGCAACTGCCCGGAGTGGTACCCGCCGTTACGGGAGTTGAGTCTGGCGGCACACTACCTGAACTGCTCGGCGCTGGAACTGGCACAGGCACCGCTGGCTTGGGTTAGCTGGGCGGCGACGGCAGCCGAATGTGAGATGAAGACGGTAGACGGTGGACGGTAGACGGTCACGACGAGGGAGGGAAGGCTATGGCTATTCGGGCGGCGGAGTTGTACGTGAAGGTGGGCGCAGAGACAGCAGAGGCCGAGAAGGGGCTGCTGGGTGTGGCAACCCAGTTGAGCAGCGTGGCGACACAGGCGGGGCAGGTCGGCGGCGCGGTGTCGTCGGGCGTGGTGGCCGCGCTGGGGGCACTGCCGGGTCCGGTGGGTGTGGCGACGGTAGGGCTGACAGGGTTGACGGGGACATGGAGCGGGCTAACGGGCGCGATGGTGGCGTCAGGTGGGGTGATGAGAGGTGTCGCGGTGCTGTTGGGTGCGACAATGCCAGTAGTGATGGGAACGACGACGGTGGCGATGGGCCTCCTGACGGCGGCGTGGTCCGGCGGCTGGGGGAGCATGGGCATGACGACGGGCGAGACGTGGGAGAACGGTATCCGGCCCACGCTCGACGCGCTGGGCAACTATCTATCCGTGACGATTCCAGGCGCGTTGAGCACAATGCGGGTGGCGTGGGAGCGCGACTGGGCGGCGGCAGCAGGTGCTATTGAGGCGGTGAGCGCGGCCTTCGATGGACTGGTGGCACGGTTGAGCCGCCCTCTGCCCAATCCCGCCGCAGGGATTTCGGCCCCTGAAGCCAGTGGGACGGGAACGCCACCGCCTGCGAGTTCCGGCGGCGGGCGTGGCGGAGTGGCGATGGCGAGTAGTCGGACGGGGTTCCAGGTTGGTGGGGCGATTCACGCCGCGCCGAGGGGAGCAAGTGAGTTCGCGATGGGGAACGGCAGTGGGAATACCGAGCAGCGTACTCAGGGCACAGAACAGTGGGAGTCCGGCGAGGTCGTATCATTACTGCGGGCGCTGTTGCTGGCGGTGCAGCGGCAGGAACGCTCCGTGACGATTGAGTTGGACGGGCGCGCAGTGGGGCGGGCGATGAGCCGCCAACGGGCGAGTTCGCTTCTGTACGATACGCGAAGCTGAGGCGATGTTCGACGACTGACGACTGACGACCACTAACGGATTACAGCGTTTTCACCACAAAGGCACAAAGAACACAGCCAACGGTAGGCGCTTTAGGCGAGAACGGACACAAAGAGCTTTTTCAGGAACGATGAAGGCCGTTATCTCACATCTCACATCTCACATCTCGTATCCCGCATCTTGCATCCCGAAAAGGTAGGCGAACATGGCTTCTTCGACAGTGACTGGATTGTACTCCAATCGAATAACGAATTTCCCGCCGGAGGAACTGGCGCGGTTCGTGCGCGTGCAGGTGGGGGCGTTCAACGGCCAGTCTGTCCGCTTCCGTGACGCGCTAAAGGCGGCGGACCCAACCATCTTCTGCCCGACCTACGTAATAGGAACGGAGATGCAGGACTGGCAGTTTGTGGACCCTTACGTGACCCCCAGGCTGCCGTTCCGCAACCAGTGGAGTTACAAGCGGTACGACGTGGAGCGGTTCGATTTCGACGACGGCTCGGTGGAGTGGAATCGCTGGTACGACCCCTCCTCGCCCTACTACCCAACCGATTGGGATTACGTCCGCACGCGGCCCGGCGATGCCTGGATCGTCCACACGATTCTCAACCCTCTACACGACCCGAACGACCCCCTGTTGAACCTGTCGCTAGGAATCGAGCCGCCGGGCGCGCGGGTGACGGACCCGAATTTCCCCGGCTTCTACCAGATGAACTTTGGCAATCAGGGGTGGCGGGAGTGGGTCTACGACCGAGCCGCCGAGATGCAGGCAGGCTACGCGGCAACCTCGGTTCACTTTCCCAGCTTCAACCACACCGAAGGGTACGCGGCGATTCGCCCCTGGTACGGCGGCGACTGCCTCTACATGGACAACATCTGGGTCGGGTGGACGAAGACGCAGCAGAACGCCTGCCGCCTCCTCTATGGGCACCGCGAGTGGAGCCTGGCGAAGCACGGGAACCTGCTGGCGGAGTTTTCCAGCGAGGAGGACTTCCGCGACAGGATGATTGGCTTCCTGGCGGGACTGCGGGCTAGGCTGGGGCCGGACGAAGGCATCTGGGGCAACCTCTACGCGGGGCAGCGCACCGGCTCAAGTTGGAACCGCTACTTCGTAGAGGGCGGGGCGACGGGCGGGCTGGACGAGGCGTTCGTGGTGGATTTTCCATGCTGCATGCTCACGCCGACGGACCAGGACGGCAACCTGCAACAGTTGGAGTGGGTGACAGCGAACGGCTACTGGTCGCTGCTACACGCGCAGGGCTGGGACTGGGATTTGATTCCCTACCTCCCGCACGACATGAGCGTAGCCCCCAGCGCGGCGCTCTCGATGGACGACTATGGCGTGCGGACGGTGCCGCAGCGGATGCGCTTCTCACTCGCCGCCTATTTTCTCATCCAGCCGACGGACGCCTCGCGCAACAATCCCAACCTGAGCTTCCGCTATCACGGCTTCAATGGCGAGGAGTGGCGGACCTATCCCTGGTACGAGTTAGACCTGGGCGGCGCGTTGGGGCCGCGCTATCGCTGGAACACGGTCATCTCCGACCCACTCGACCCCTGGTACACCAATGGCACAACGGAACTGGAGTTGTGGCGGCGCGACTTTGCCAACGGCTACGTTCTGGCGCACCAGACGTTTCAGGCGGCATCGTGGTGGAAGCTGGAGACAGGCTGGGTGCGGATTCCCACGCGCGGCGACGGGCGCATCGTCATGCTGGCGAGCCAGCCAGGGCAGCGACGCTTCGGCAAGGAAGCGGCGGGCGCGTCGTCCGGCTCGGTGGAGGCGGACCGGGTCTATGTCAGCCGCCACACCATGCCGGAGGCGGGGCGGCTCATCAAGCTGACGGCCTGGATGAACGGTCTGGGGCCGGGGAGTGGCACGTTGCAGGCAGTGCGGGGAGCCATCTACCGCATCGAAAACGGGAAGCCAACCACGCTCCTCAAAGAGAGCGTTCCAGTTGCCTTGCGCGACAACCAACCGAGCGGCTGGATAGATTTGGAGTTCGACCTGGGGGTTGACCTGCCTGCGGGCGAGTACGGGTTGGCGGTTCACATCGGCAGGCATGCCAGCGTGGCGCGGCTCTTCTACGACACCGTTGCGACCACCCAGGCATGGCGCTACGACGCGCCGGGCGGGAGTTGGGCTGCCGGAGCGCCCGCCACGCTGGGAACACTGGTCAATCAGGGGCGGCAGTACGCCATCTACGCCACCTACATTGCGGAGGGGGTGCCGCTCACGCCGAGCAACCTTCAGGCGCACGAGGTGGGCCTGAACGAAATTCACCTGACGTGGCAGAACAACGCCACCGACGCGCACGGCCTGGAGATTCAGCGCTCGACTGACCGCGTGACGTGGAAGCGGGAGGCGCGCTTCGGCTCGAACACGGTGCTCTACCCGGACATGGGGCTGGAGCCGAACGTGACCTACCACTACCGCGCGCGAGCGCTGGGCGCGAGGCACGCCTCGTCCTGGTCCAACGTGTCCTCGGCGACGACCTGGGGCGGGCAGAGCTTCTTCCGGGCCATCTCGACGGCGGCATCCCCAGATAACACGGAGACACACACCAGCCTGACACTTCAGAAGCCGGAGGGTGTGAGGCCCGGCGATGTGATGCTGGCGCAGATTACCGTCAGCAACGCGACGCAGGAGGTGGGCCAGACGCTCACGCCGCCTGCGGGCTGGACCCTCGCGCGGCAGGACAACGCGCTCTTCACGATGGCGGGCAACCTGTACTGGAAGGTGGCGGCAGGCACTGAGCCGGAGAGTTACACCTGGACCTGGGCTAACGGGCGCTTTGCGACGGGAATAATTGCCGCCTTCGGCAACGTGGACCCCGCGAACCCGATTGACACGGCAGGAGGCGCGGCACCGCGCGGGCCGCAAGAGCCGCCGGGCACGGCGTCGGGGTTGTGGGAGTTGGCGGCACCCTCCGTCACCACGACAGCGAATCAGGCGCGGCTCGTGGCGCTAGGCGCGGTGAACCTGGACTACCACAACCTGAAGGAGCCTGTAGGCATGGAGCGGCGCGCCCTCTTCCAGCAGCTTGGCGTCTTTACGATGCTGGCAGCCGACGAGGTGTGGCCGAACCCCTCGGAAACAGGGAGCCGTGCGATGCTCACCAGAAAGAGTGACGAGAGCAATCATCAGGGCGTCATCCACCTCGTCGCGCTGCGTCCCCTGCTGACCCCGCCTGCCGCGCCGTCGGCTGGCTCAGTCGCGCAGGAAGGGACGAGTGTGCGGGTGAGTTGGACGGCGCACGCGGAGAACGAGAGCGGCTTCATCGTCGAGCGGCGCGAGAATGGCGGAACGTGGCGGAACGTGGCGGCGCTTTACCGAAACACGAACAGCTACATAGATGAGGCGGTGAGGGCTGGGGTGATTTACCAGTACCGCGTGCGCGCCTTCAATCCCGTCGGTAGGTCCGGCTACGGCCCAGTAAGCACCATCACGCCGCTTGCGGGGAGCACGACGGCCTACGAAGCGGTCATCATTGCGCCGACGCCAAACGCGGGCGAGGGCACGCGCTTCCTCGTGCTGGGGGATGGCTTTCAGCCTACGCGCTCACGGCTCGGCACCCTACGGCTGGACGCGGAAGGCGCGGCGCGGTTGACACGAGGGGCCGGAGTGGCGCGGCAGCACGAACTCGCGCTGCTGGTGCGAAACGTGGAACCCAACCGCCAATTTGGGTCGAGGTTGGACGTGGAGGGGCTACTTGGGCTGCGCGCGCCCCTCTGGTTCGGGGAGCCGGGCAGCACGACGCTCATGCCAGCCGTTGTGCAGGGGACGTGGAGCGTCGAGCCTGTAGGCGGCACGGAAGCGCATGGCGAGTATTGGGTGGCGCGGGCGACCATAGAAGTGGGAGGCTGACGTGGAAGGAGAGGTCTTTCTGGCGGGGAGCGCGCAGGCAAGCGTCGCGTGCCGCTACCATGTGATGGAGGAGAGTTTTCGCGCCGTCGCGGGCTGGCCGCAGGGCGGGAGGTACGGCGTCGGCGGTGGCCTGGACACCGTGCGGAGTGGGGGCCTGCTCCGTCATTACGAGATGGCGCTGATCGTAGAAGAACAACCCTCCGCACCGGAGCGCGGCTCGATGCAGAGCTTGCGGGCGCTCTACGAGGGCGAGGGAGCCGTCTGGTTCGCGCCTCCCGACGAGGCCACTGGCGCAGTTCCGGCCTACCTGATTGGCGAGTTGAAGGAAGCCGCCTTGGGGCCACTACAGGGCGGGAGCGGTGCCTTTTTTCTGGTTCCTGTACGCATTAGCACAACTTGAACGGAGTGAAACGTGATTGAGATTGGAGAGAACCAACGAGCACTTGCGAATCCGAGCCGCGTTGCATTGGCCGAAATCGAGAGCCGTTCGGGGAGGCTGCGCTTTGGCATGACCCCAGGCGCGATCTACGGCGCAGGGCCGGACCCGCGTACACAGGACATTGGAAGAACGCTCTCCGTCCGCGTGGGCGGGCTGTTGCGGACGGTGCGGCTCTGGCACACGGAGACAGGCTTTGCATGGCGCGCATGGGCTGGCGACCCGGCGACAGCCACGCCGACGGAAGGGGAATCGCTGCTCGGCTCCTTCGCGGGCCAGTCTCGCGGCGCGTGGATGGAGACGGACGGCCCGAACTGGCACACCTTCATCACTCACTGCGCGACAATAGACCAGCTTGAAATCTTCAGGCTCACGAACGGCGCGGTGTTGGGGCTATACCATGCGGCGGTAGCACTGCCTGCCGAAGTGAACGCGGCGAGTGGCGGCTACACGGGCTTCGCAATCGCGGACAGGCGCACCCTCTTCCTGATTCACGTTCGCGGCGACGGTAAGCAGGCCCGCATCTGGGAAGGAACTTTCGCCACCGAACCCTTGAGTGGAGCCATAACTTGGCTTGAGCTTCCCTATCCCGTTACGGCAGGGCATCCCGACGACCACTTCAAGACGGCACCCGCAACGGGCGAGGCTCTGGACCGCCGCGCCGCTAACGGCTTTGACGCCGTGCGCTTCGGCGGCAAGACCATCCTGCTCTGTCAGGACCATGCCGCCGGGCGAAGCCAGGTGCTCGTCAGGTCCGAGGCGGGCATCTGGTCCGACCCGCTCCCCATCATTCCGATGGATTTCGTGGACGAGGGCAACCATCTTTTCCTCTCGCGGCTCCTCGTGAAAGAGACCACCCTGCTGGCGACGGGCACGTTGGCGCGAAACGGGATGCTCTTCGATTGCCTCCTGCGCTCGGTGGATGGGCAGGTGTGGTCCCTTGAGAGCGACGCGCTCATCGCGCCCACGTTGGGTGGGGCACATCACGGCCAATTCGTCGCAGACTCGCAGAGTGGCCGCATCCACTATCTTGCAGGGAATTGGGCGCACAGCCTCGCCACTGCGCCTGCTGAGAGTACCAAAGTCGCGCCCTACTACGTCACCATCGAGCGCGGTTCACAGAGCGTCCCAACAGCCGAAATCGAGATTCCAGCGGAGGAAGTTGGGCCACAGGACGACGATTTAGTGACGGTGCTTCTCGGCTACGAAGCGCGGGCGAATCTGGTGCCGCTAGGCGAGTTCGGGCTAGACCGCGTGAGCGAGACACGCTCCTGGGAGGGCGCGCGGCGGACACTGCACCTGCGTGAGCGTCACGGCAAGGCGCTCCACGATTGGGCCAGCCCCTACACCTTCGACCTCTGGGGCCAGAGCAAAGCCATTGTGGAGTTCGAGTCGAAGCGCGAGTACGAAGTGACGGCGGGCGAGCCGCGAGCCTCCATCACGCGCGTCAGGCTCGCCCAGCCATTCGACACCAGCCAGAGCGCCATCGTCCTAGAAGCCATAGATGGCGACCCACCCACCACCATCGGCGAGATGCTGCGCTACCGCGTCGGCTCCCTTGCAACGCGCATCCGCATCGCGGGGCAGCCAACAGGCTCAGGGCCGTTCAGCTATCCGGTAGTCGTGGAACAAGGGGATATAACAAGCTTCCCCACAGGCACCGAGTTGACGTGCGACGAGCTTTTCCTGGGGCGGCGCGGCCAGGAGGACCGCATAGTTCTGGATCTCGCACGCCGCTTTCGAGGCCAATTTGGAAGCGCCACCCTTCGCTTCTCCGAGCACGACTACCGCTACGGTGAATCGGCGAGCCTCCTCCTGCACCGGGCCAACAATAACAGCAGCTACCTGATTCGCTATACGAAGATAGACAGTGGCGGAGTACCGGGCCTCGGCTGGGAGTTCGAGTGCGTGGCCGAGGGGAACACCGTCCTCCTGGCGAGTGGGTCGTTGATGGATGGCAGCACGCCGCTCAGTGGCGTGAACCGCACGCTCTACGTGCGCTGGCGCGTGCAGAACGGGCGCGTCACGCTCTGGGCCTCGCCGACGACCCTCTATGGCTCGCCACTCGTAGCCTACGTTGAGGATACCATCCTGCCCTCGGCTGAGGGCGGCGTGGGCTTCGCGGGGAGGGCCGACACCCTGACCCACCTCACCACCTCCGAGCTTGGGGGGCAATCCGGGGCCACCGCGCCCGACAACTGCCTGATTCTCGACACGCCCGCCACTGCCTTCCCCAATCAGGGCGCGCTCGTCATCAGTGGGAAGAGCGTCAACTACAGCGCCCGCAGCCTTCAGGAGCGCCATCCGCCCGAACCCATCTCTCCGATGACGGACATCACCCTCAGTGGCTTC